TCCCCAAGTTCTTCTAACCTACACAATTCCTCCACACGACTTTGTCGCTTAGGATGTGGTTGCTGGCTATACGCCCGCAACTCCTCCAAATGTGTGTTCAAGTCCACAGTGCCGCACCTAATGGTGTGATTAACCTGACCCACCCAAGAGGGCATCCCCCCGAAAACATTCCGCTGATTGTCACAGAGGTACTCATCGTATCCAGCAATCTCTGGCTTACGAACCCCATACTGGCGAGTGCCAGCTTTACTCATATTTTTATCATTACGTGCGTAGACCACTCCTGGATGGTAGGAGATAGGCCCAAACATGTAACGGAAGCAGGAATCAGGTGCTTCATATGTCACTGGAAAGTTTAAACCCTCTCTAGGGAAGAATTCTTTGCCTTGAATGAGCTCAAATCGATTCTTATTGAACTCAAATTCTTTTATCACATCACAATTACTGGCCACCAACTTATATGCGCCACTGGTTTCAATGCCATAATGAAACCGGCGCACCACCTAATACTTCCAAACATCATCACTGGGCTTGAACAAGGAGTTAGCCATTTGCAAGCGCTCCAGAACATTAACATAATGCTCTGCGGTGTCTTGAACCAACACAGGATTCACCCCAGGATGCCTCTTGTGTAGAGTTAACACAAACACATTCAAGGGATTGTCACTCATAGAAGCACCAGGCAATTGAGTCTGCAAAGTGTTCAACAAAATGACAGAAATGTTAGTTACTCGAGAATGAACATATTGGTTGAACCTAAATGAACTGTACTGATTCACAGGAGTACTGACGCACAACTGAGTTGGTGCCCCATCCCGAATGACATTTCTATGGAGAAACGCACGAAATTCAGCTATCACTATATCTGTGCAGTCAGTTATGCATCCAGCCTCACATTCAAAATCGTCATTAGCTATACGGCGCATTAAGGGAGGGATCCAGTCCTGATTGCGCCACAAGTGACATGCCAATAAGAGAGCTGACAACTGAGTCAGGAAGATGTTGTTCCAGTAGTACCTCATAATCATTTCAGTAAATCCAGCCATCTGATCAAAAACATGAATGAGCAGTTCGCCAAGATTGGGTTGATTAGTGAGGGTCTGCAGGTACAACAAAAAGACCACAAACCACCGCTTATCTATCAGCCTCTTATAATAGATGGTCATAGGTACGGTGTCTGCGGGATCACCGACCACTGGAACCACTACAACAGGTGCTACAGGTTCACGGTGGGGATTAAGCAAAACAGTGTTGTCAGGCTGCAAGTGCCCATTAGGATGAAGCTCATCAAACCTCACCTCCAACAACTCTCGTTTATGACTGAACTTACAACCCCCCACATTACACCGCCCCATTAACTGCATATTACATAATGCGATGCCCACTGGACCTCCCCTATGAGCTGCGCCCTGATTATCCTGGTGACGGTGCAGCCGTGCTCGCAGGTGGGCTTGGTTAAACACTGGTGCACGGTGAGCTAAATCATCTGTGCCTGTAACCTCCCCATTGCTTCCATTGAGAGCCATCCGATAGGTGAAAAGCCCAACCACCCCAAACCCGTCCATCACTAAACTCCAAACCCACTCCCACCACTCATCAGGGATTTGGTAGAGGACATAGACCACCGCGAGAATGTGAATGATAATGTACTTATGCCGG